CCAAGGACAAGGCGGTGTGGATCAAACGCTGGCCGCTGCGGTTGGATGCGTCAATGACGCCCACGCCAGCGGAGCCAGCGATTGTCGTTGACATGAAAAGCTACAGGGCGATGGAGTGGCCTAGCCTGAAGGCGTATCTGCCAGAGGAGCTCGTGATAGGCACGGGTTCGGCAGACGCAGGACAAGACACGAAAGAGCCCACCAAAGAAGCCGCGAAAGACGTGGCGAAGACAAGGAGACTTATCATGAGAGTCATGCAGAGTGGGGGCAAGTTCCACGTCATGAACACCGACGAAGATGGAAACGTGACTGGGTTGCCCATCGAGACAAAGGAGACGGAAGCGGAGGCGCAGGCCTACATTGACGAGCTGAACAAACCGCCCGAGATGAAGATGTGGGAACGCGCCATGCAGGAGAATCGCGACGCGATCCAGAAGATCGTTGCAGCGGTTCAGCGACCGGCGGTAGCGCCAACAGGGAGCTATCTCACCAAGGGCTGGGCGGAGCCCAGGAAAGCGGCGACACAGAACGAGTGGCTGGACTGGACCATTGCGTTTCTGGCCAATGATACGGCGGCCTTGAAGCGCATGGGATCTGAGTGGACGAAGTTCAAGGAGCCAGCACTCAAGGTGTACTCTGACGGGCAGAAGGTTCAAGGGGATCAAACAGGACCAGCGGGCGGGTATACCGTGCCGCCGCAATTTGGGCCACTTTTGATGCCCTATCGACCTGAAACGGAGATCGTATGGCCCCGTTGCATCAAGCGCACGGTGACTGGGCGCACAATGACGCTGCCAACGGTGAGCTTGTCAAGTGCGGCGGCTGGGCAGAGCCAATACTTTGGTGGTTGGTGGGCGGCCTGGACCGAAACCGGCACGCAAAAGCACGAGACCGAAATCGAGTTTGGCGAGCAGGAATGGGTCGTTCACGAACTGAGCGCCTACACGGAAGTGAAGGACGCTTTACTTGAGGACAGCGCCATCGCGTTTGCGGAGTTCTTGCAGCAGAATGGGCGCGATTGTATCTTGTACATGGTTGATGAGGCCTGTCTAGACGGGACGGGGGCGGGGATGCCTCAGGGCGTTATCGACGCGCCTGGCACTATCGCTCGCACGCGACAGACGGCCGGCCACATCACCTATGAAGACGCAAAGGGTATGTTCATGCACCTGGTTGGGAGCAGCCGGGGGCAAGCTATCTGGGTCATCAACCAGTTCTGCATGGCAGAGATCATGGACTGGGAGGACACCGAGGGCCACTTGATTTGGCAGCCGAATGCCCGCGAAGGCGTACCGCAGCAAATCTTCAACCGGCCCGTGTTCTGGACGGAGAAGGTGCCTGATCTGGGAGCCAGGGGTGACATTGGGCTGTATGATTTTGGGCACTACATCGCGGCTATGAAGCCCGGAGACGTGGCCCTGGGCCGCAGCGAACATTTCCGCTTCGACCAGAACAGGACTGCCTTCCGGTGGGTAATCCGACTAGACGGGCAAGAGGATCTGCCAGCGCCGATCAACACCAAGTCAGGCAACAACACGGTCTCGCCGTTCGTGGTGCTGGACCGCGCGGCGGAGACGACATAGGAGGCATGAAAACATGAGATACACGGGATTGATGACCGACTGGCTGGAACTGGTGGGCGGAATCCACTGCGACTTGCATCAGGGCACCTACTATACGCCGTGGTACGACGCACGCCAGCGGCACCGCTTGCTGTTCGAGCTGGACGTTGGGGACATTGGGCAGGGTGGCACGGTCGACTTTGAGGTGCAGCAGGCGACGGACAGCGCGGGCGCGGGAGCCGTAGCCATCGCGGCCAAGGCTATCACGCAGCTCACCCAGGCTCTGGGCGATGGCAATGACTACGTTTGTGTCAATCTTCGGACTGAGGAGATGGATGTCCAGAATGGCTTCTGCTATGTGCGGGGGCGCCTGGACGTTCTGGTCGCGTCGGCCAATGTCAGCGTAGTTGTGAAGGCGCAGCCGCTACGGTACACGCCGCCAAGCCTGGCGCAGTACACTGAGGTCGTGCCGTAGCTGTGTGGCTACAACTTCTGAAGCACAAACGCTTCACGGACGAACATGGCAGGCTCGTCATGCACTATCCTGGAGAGATCCTGCATATCAAAAACAAGGAGCTCTCCAGGAAGCTGATACGTGATGGGGTTGCCGTGGATGTCGCAGACGCCGCTTCGGAAGTACCGCCCGGGACGGGCGTCCTGGCGCGGCGCAAGATGGGCGCAGAGCCGCACTGGGTAACGGCGCTGAATCTGGGCATGGAGGTGGCGACGAAGGGCTTGCATCTGCCATTTGTGCTCACTATCATCTGGGACTCGCGCTATGAGCCCAGGCGGCAAGACCTGGCGCCGACGTTCAAGGTGCTGCGCCAACACGAATGGGACATGGCCGTGCCCATCAAGAGCTATGATCGATTGGTCAAGCACCGGGCGGCCAAGCCGGAGGAGAAGGAACTGACGCGGAACCTGATCCGCGACGACAGGATTCCGTACTACAATCCGGCCCTGGTATTCTGTAAGCGCAACGAACGCACGACCAGACTCGTGAAGTTGTGGAGCGACGCGATGCTGGCGGGGGGCGATGAGTGCCTGTCGTTCATGAGGGCGGTCTACGAGGTGAAGCCGTATCTGTTGCCACTTCCGGTGACAGCGGCGTCGAGAGTGCATTCGGCGTAGTCTATGTCGCCTATGGCAAGAACGCCGTCGCTGAGGCTACAGAATCGATCAAAACACTAAGGCGAGTATGGCCGGACGCACGAATCGCCGTCATCGGGGAACAGGTAGAAGGTGCAAACCGCCGCGTGCGTTGGCCGAATCGGGATGGACGCGGCCGCTGGGCCAAGGTCAACTTGTTCGACTTGTCGCCCTTCGACCGAACACTCTATCTCGATGCCGATACGCGAATCCATGGCGATGTCAGCGTTGGGTTTGACTTGCTGGCCGATGGATGGGATTTGGTCATAGTACCGAGCCGATTGCATGGTAGCGATTGGCTCTGGCACATAGGAACGGAGGAGCGAATTGAGACATGCAGAGAGCACGGCGGGCAACTGCTCACCTTGGGCGGCGGCGTTATGTGGTTCGGCCGCAACGAGCGAATGGCCCGTCTTTTCGTTAGCTGGCGCGAGGAATGGTTGCGCTTTCAGGGCGATGATCAAGGGGCGTTGATGAGGGCTTACGTCGCCAACCCATGCAAGATATGGCTACTCTCTAGGGACTTCAATGCGGGCAAAGGGCAGGCCATAGAACACAGGTTCGGAAAGGCTAAGGCATGAAAGTTCGGATTGTGACCCCCTATAAAGTGAATGGCAATCAGATCATTGCCCGGCTTGCGGCGCACCTTACCACATACAATGGCTGGCCGATGCGTTCGCAGCCGCATCCACGGGCCGTCGTCAATCTGTTCATGCCCTACACACAATGGCGTTTTGAGAAATGGACGCGTACACCAACGGCGGCATGGTTCACGCACAAGGAACGGCTAGAGACAGAGGGTGGGGCGCCGCTGAGACGATGGGAGATGGCGGCAAGGGCTGTGGATCTGCGAGTGACGCCAGCCAAGCTGTACGTCAGGGACCTGGAACAGTGGGGGTCTACCGTTCAGGTTGAGCATCCGGTAGAGCTGGATCATTTTACACCAGGGCCTCACAAGAAGCGTGAACAGCCACGGATTGGCATAGGGGGGCGCGTTTATCCTGGTGGCCGCAAGGGCCAGACTCTTGCGAGACGACTCTGGAAAGAACAAGGAGACGCATGGGAGATCCGGGCATCGGGCAATGGCTGGCCTGTGCCTGGGCAATATCTGCGTTGGGCAGAGATGCCGCATTTCTATCGTTCACTAGACGTGTTCCTCTGCACCAGCATGATCGAAGGCGGGCCAGTCACAGTACTTGAGGCGCTGGCCTGTGGTAGGCCCATCGTGATTCCTAGCGCTGTGGGGGCGCTTGACGAACTACCAGAAGTCGCAGGGATTCATCGCTATATCAAGGGCGATTATCAAACGATGGTACATGCCATAGAGCAAGCGTTGGAAAGGCCAGCGAATCCGGCAGAGCTAAGAAGTGTGATAGAGCATCGCACACCAGAACGATGGGCAGATCAGTGGCGTGACGCCCTGGAAGACCTTATCTGGAGCATGGCGTGAGGGTCCACATCGTTTGCGCCGATGCCAAAAGCGACTGGATCATTGCGCGACTAGCAAGGCACCTTACGAAATACAACGGCTGGACTCTGGCCCGACGGCCAGACCGCAAGGCCGATGTCAATGTGTACTTTCCGTACATTGAGGCCAGGCAGCACAGCCATCCGGTGCGGAGCCATAGTGTTGGCTTCATGACGCACAAGGAGAACGGCAGCGTCAAGGGCAATATCTGGGACCGCGAGGCGCCCAAGTTTGATGTGCGGATCTGCATGGCGCGCAAATACGCGCGAGAACTAGACCGCCTCGGCCAGACGGTGCATATCCCCGTCTGTGTCGAGCTGGACATGTTCAGAGCCAAGCCCTTGCCGGAGCGGGAGAAGCCGAAGGTGGGTGTGGCGGGGACAGTCTACCGATCAGGCCGCAAGGGTGAAGACCTTGCTCTGAAACTCAAAAGATACAACAGCCACCGCTGGCAGATGGTGGCCACGAGCAAGAAACTGGGCGACTCCAAGGACTGGCCCATCCAGACCCAATTCTATCAGTGGCGGTCCATGCCCAAGTTCTACTGGGGGCTCAGCGTGTTCGTTTGCACCTCCCTGATCGAGGGTGGGCCGGTCACGGTCCTAGAGGCGCTGGCTTGTGGCAGGCCAGTGGTAATGCCGATAGGTGTGGGCATCGAAGAGGAGTTGACGGAGAACGATGGCGTTTACCGCTACCCAACGGGAGACTATGCAGGGATGGTGAAGGCTATCGAGGCGGCGCTGACTATCAAATCCAGGCCGGATGATCCCATGGCATGGCCGAATCAACTCAGGGGATACGTCCAGGAGCGAACGCCAGAACGGTGGGCTAGAAGTTGGCGGAACGTCATCGAGGCTGCCTTCGCGCCCGAGGTCGTGGTGAACGTGCCAGAGAAGCCATGGAAGCCACTCCCGCCCGTGACGGAGACGACTGCGGGCGTTTACATCGTGGCCTATAGCCGCCACGCCCACGATTGCGCATACCACCTCATTCGCACGATTCACAAGTATTCACCAGGCGTGCCGCTGTGCCTGGTTTGCGAGGGCTTTCGGTCAAACTACCAGAAGCCCGTTATCATCAGCGGCAAGGGGAAGGGGAAGCGATATGATGACAAGGGATATTGCGAACCGTTAGACAAGGATGGGGCTGCACTGAAGGCATGGCAGAAGGTCTTGGAGCCGACCGACACCGTGC